CAATCAATGACATAAGATAAATAATTACAATTATTGTAAACGCAAGCATTACAACCCTGCCCAATGTCATTCCTCATTCCTCCAGTTCTCTGCTTTTCATTTTCTTCCTCTGATTCCAACCCAAACTCCAACAACTAGTCCTAATATTATTGAACCGATATCGATGGTTATGTTCATGATTCTTCTCTCCATCCAAAAGCACAAAATCCATCTTCGATTGTTTGTCTTGAATTGAATTCACAAAACAAAAATCCATTTCGATCTATTGAGTAACCGCAATCCATGCACCTTGTTACCTCTGCAATCTCCGTTTCTTTGCAGATTCCGACCCTATTGCAAGATTGTTCAGTGCAAACTCCAGAGCAACATTGAACTACGCCATTTTCAATCCAAAGTCTAACTTTGTGGATCATGTTTCATCCCTCCACTCCAATGCTTCGCAAAGCGATCTCCTGTTGCTTAACTGTCCTTTTAGTTGGCAGAATACTCTGTGCTTATCTTCTGGTTCAGAATGAATACAGTCCTCGCATCCACTATTTCGGAATTGGAGTGATTCAATTGCGACAAACATCGCATCAATACGATTTTTGTGTTGCTCATCGTATTGAAAATGTCTTAATATCGATTCTGATTCTGCAATAATCAATTTTGCTTCTGTGATAGCATCATCGTGTGTCATTCGTCTACCTCTTTATAGATCACTTCTCTGGGTCCGTTCAGCGATTCGCTATCTACATTCATCTCGACAAGCTCCATGATGCAGTAGTTCGCCAGATCCATCAGAGTATCCTTGATTCCCTCATCCCTGACCTTTTGTTCGACTCCACTTTTCAATGTTTTGAGTCTGGAGTATTTATCATAGATGCGAATGAGGATCGCATTATCGTATTCCTTACGCATCTTTGCAAACGAATCTCCGTAATCGTGATTCTTCATAACGTATGTGTCCGTCAGCTTTTCGCATATGATCCTGTGTGCTTCGATTTTGTTATAGTTCATTCCTCTGATCCCCTTATTCCGTTAAGGTAATTAACTCTCTTTGATGCTTCGTCTGGATTGTCCCAATCGCTTTCTGGATTCCATTTTCCTGATGGATCATAAAACCCTACGGTCCAGAGCATCGGTTCTGATTTAATGTAAACCCACATCATTCCACACCTCCTAGTTTTTGTAGTTGTTAGTTTCAATCTTGTCTTTTAATTTCTTTGTAGTCAGGTAGTGCATGAATTTCATTGTCATAGCGATAATCTGGATCGCTTCCGATGCTAAAGATACCGCATATGCCTGTACTTGCAAGATATCCATATCGGGAGATTCGTTGTTCATGATGTCCTGCCACATATCTTCTTCGGTAACAGAGTAAATCTCCATCATTTCGTGCATCGCTTCATGGACTTCTTCTCTCAAGATTGCGTGGCCTTCGTGTTCCGAATTAAATTGCGGATGTTTCTTGTTTGCGTTTTCTAGTTCTTTTTTCGCCAGTTTCACTACATCCTCTTTTAGCTTTATCAATTTCTTTCTCCTTCATAAGCATAGCTTTAACTTCTTTTCCTAGCTTCTGGCAGAATTCGTCTATATCTTTGTGTATCTCCTTGATATCGTTATTGATCTGTGCTAGATCGGTAGCTTTCTCTATGCTTTTGTAAATTCTCTTTCTGACAAGTGCATCGAGTAATTGCTGGATCGTGGCATAGTATCCAATATCAACAAAGTATGCTTCTCCTTTCTTCCCTTCCTTCTCTTTAACCTTCTTTTGTTTTAGGATGATGTTGAACGTATCCCCTTCGATGTAAAAGTCTTTGACAATATGTATCATTTGAAAGCTCCTTTTCGCTGATCCAGATATGTGCATCCGACAGAAAACGCTGACCAGATATCGGAGTGGAATCCGAAGAACCAATCTGGATTTAATTTTGTTCCTTTTCCTGTCTTGTAGTCATGTATAGCGAATCTGTCTATGAGTGCCATCCGTACATTACTATCGTTCGCCTTTACTTGACCGCAAAGATTTAACTTTACTTCTTTCCGATAGATAAACTCTGTCCTGCTGGCAAGTTCCACGAATCTCCCTATCCACACGCAAGTATCGAATACCTCTCTGCCAACCGCCATTCCGTAGCTTGCTACCATTTCAATAACAGTTGTTATCCGATCTTCTCTGTTCATCCTCAGTGCGTTAGTGGTTTCGATCTCCAGAATCACTTCTCTCATTTCCTGATTCGGAATTTTCCCAAACCTGATTGGTTCGTAGTTCCGATTCATTAAAACGTACGCACTCTGGAAATTCCCCGGATCGATTGCCAGTATCATATCGAATCTCCCATGTACTTATGTGATCTGATTATCCCCCTTGATACTTTCGTGTCGGCCCAGTATGGTGCAGAAGAAATCATGTCTTGGTTGTAGAAGTGTGTTGTAATCTCTGGAAATACCCTATACCCTTGAACAAATACGAGATCAAAAGCCAAGTTTACTGATTCACTTGATTCCCCTATGTACGGTTTTGCGTACTGATCCTTGCTGGTTATCGCTTCTTTGACTGTTATTCCCCACACGGTACGGTCCAACATCGTCTGCATCACCGCACATTGATCGATGAGAGAGCTTCCCCTAGCTTCTGCCATCGTCACTTGCTTGACTAGACTCACCGTTTCCAGTTTCATCAGTCGCTCAATCGTTTTGTTCTGCTCATCGATCTGTTTCTGCAACGTTTCGATATGGTTCTCTAGTGCTTTGATCTGGTCTGTCATTATCAGGTTTTCATCAACCAAGTTGTTAAATTGTTCGTCACCAGTATTGAGTGACCAGATTGTAATTATTACTGACAGTACAGTAATGAGCATCAGAATCTTATTTTTTTCTCTGTTTCTCATGTTCCCTCCTTGTCATTACCAGCTTTACCTTGTTTGGATCATGCGATCTTTTATAGCTCTTTTTCTGGCAAGCTATATCCCATACCTGACCCCTCATCTTCCTGCATATGTACACGTACTGATGAATTGCTATGACTCTGTACTGTTGCCTTGTCGATATTCCAGATTCTTCTGCGGTAACGATATCTCCAACCTTGAGATCGAAGTGTACTCTTATTTGAAATTTCTCTGGTGCCGATGGTATCGGCATATGATTTGTGACAGATGCCATAGATTCTGTTTCTGGATAATGCTTTGAATTCTCTGCTTCTCTGATTCGCCTCAATACTGTTTGTGGCATCAGTCCGAATTTGTCTGCTATTGATACTGGACTTTCTCCCATCGCTACGCATTGGAGCATGATTTCGTTTGTCAGTTCAGTTTTTCTGCTCAAGCTATGCACCCCACTCTCTTATCATTCGATCCCTGTCCTCTCTGCTGATGAAATAGATTCCTAATTCCTTTGCTTCCTCAATCGTTCCATCTAGCAATGTGGCAAACTCTTTACTATCGTAGGAGTGAGATCCGAAATAACATTGAAGCTGGATTCCTGTCTGCTTCCTTCCGTTTTCTCCCATGACAGTTACTTCTCCAAGTTCTCTAACCAGCTTCCACTCCTTCTTCACCTTATCCACCACGCTGGCTTTCACTACGATGTGTGTAAACACACCGTAGCGATCCAGCATTTGCAGATAGAGTTCGTCTTTGGAAGTTTGCAGCACTCCTGCCATTTGGGACAGAAGATGCCATAGGGCAGAGTTTGCATCGAGCGATCTCTTTTTCCGTTCCTTGTCGATCTTTGCTATGTATTGTTCTTCGTTTCCTGCCATGCTCTGTACGAATTCTTGCACTTGTTGTCTGTCTGGGCAAAGAATTTTAAGCCACGGTCCTTCTTGATCCATTATCCATTTGACTGTTTTGAATTTTATTTCCACGTTCAGTCCTCCAGATATGATTTTCCGATGAGCTTAATAAACTCTTCCCTTGTGTTTCCACGTTCGTACTCACGCTGACATTCTTTCTTGAGCATTTTGTTGAGATCGTCATTACAGTGAACAGAATAGTCGCTCATATTGTGATGCTTCGGACACAACCAAACGGTAAATCCATTCTCATCAGATATTTTTCTGATCGCTGATCCAAAGAAGATGTGATGCAGATGCAAGTCTTGATTTCCTGACGGACCACAAATCCAGCACTCTTTATTTTTCTGCAAAATACTTTTAGCTCTGCTCATACTTCGCCCTGATCCAACACTTCGTAGGAATACTTATTCTGTTTAAGGAACGCAGATAGTCTTGTGAGGTCTTGGTGCTTGCCTACAACTTTGTAAATCGCAAAGTAGATATTCTGGTCGACATCGTATATTTCGTTCGTGTACAGACTTTCTAAGACTTCCTGATCTGAATTTTCTGCCTTGTATATCTGGTCTGCTCGTTTATGGATTTCATCAAGGATTTCTACCGTACTCAATCCAGCTCTTGTAACGATTGTTTTGTAGTCATCAATTGTCATCTTTGTTTTCAGTCTTTGGTTTTCAATGTCGATTGTTGCTTGAATAATTGCTCTAATTTCTTCATCCCTGTTTTGCTGGATCGACAAAGAAAACGCTCTTTGTTCTATATCTTCCTTCACATCTCCTAACTTTGCGGTTAGGTTCATATAGGAATCCAAAATGGTAAGTTGACAGGCGTACACTTCGTTGAGGTTGAACAACGCAATCGCATTATCAATAATCTCTTGTGCCTGTTGGCGTTTTTCTTCACGCCTTGCATCATCAAACACTTTGATCCCTTCCTTGATCGGTTGCTCTGCTTCCTCGATCATCTGGATCAGGTCTTTGCATTGTTCCTCAAACGCTTTGATTGGTTTAGAAAGTTCCTTGGATTTTTCTTTTCTGTATGTATCGATCTTGTTTCTGATTCCTGCCAGCTCCTTCTGGGTGGCCTTGCACCCAGAGAGAGTCTGTTCTGTTACAACTATTCCTTGATACTTTGTCAGTGTTTCAGTCAGTCCACGCTTGATCTCATCAAAGTTGATTTGGATCACTGGCATTGATTCGTTTATAATTCTGATATCTTCCATTTTGCATTCCTCACACTCTGTTTACGGTTTCGATCAGGATATCCAAGATTCTTATGTTCGTTCCCATTATTCCTGCCAACTTATCCTCATATCCCAGACAACTGGCTGGCTCAACCTGATATGCTGGACTGTTGAAAAACTTGGAATGAATTTCAAGTAATAACGCCAAGATTCTGTCTTGTTGTGATTCGATTGTTAAGATCATATCCCCAAATGTTTCTGGCGGTTTGCAAGCAACCATATTTTCCATTTCAATTTCTCCTTATAATCCAAGATCCACTTTTTCTTTTGGTTTTGTAATTTCAAGAGCTTTCATTGCAGACATCCATTCACTTATTAGCAACTCTGATGCACTTTGCTTGTTGTATCTTTTCAACACTTGAAGCATCGTTACTCCTTTAGAATCGGCAAGCATTTTCAAAGCATCTACCTTGTTTTTATCGATAGGTCCATCTTCTGACTCAGATTCTGGTTCTGGTTCGTTTGCTTTTGCGTAAGTCTGATTTGTTTTGGCCTGTTGTTGTGGTTTATAGTTGGGTTTCATATCCTGACTGTGGTGCTGATCTGGATCATCCCCTGTTTCAACTTTGTACGCTTTGAGTAAGGCGTATTTATCTGCGTATGTCATCGCTTTTCCAACCGCCTTATCTTGTGGATCGATTCCATCCCCATACGTTGTGATATCTATGTAGTCGCTGGGATCATCCACGTTTACAAATCTGTACACCACTTCCAGACGGAGGAACATTGTGACTTTCTCTGATGTTTTTCCGTTGTATTCGGAAGTTGTTACAAATTCTTTGGATTCAATGATCCGTCTTGATACAGGAAAGCTATAAATCCCGATCTCTGCTTCCACTGGTTTCACCGCCTCAAGAACATCGGATTCCCCAACGGCCTTATATTGTGACTGACCTAAACCAACCTTGAGATTCTTGGCAACTCGATTAATCTTCTCTGTCGCTTTCAACATTTTCAGATAGATGTTTGCTGGTTTATCCTGTTCTTCTTTCTTTGTTGCCTTGGATTCTTTAACGGCCTTTTCTTCCATCACTCTTTCCTCCATATGTTTTCAACTTTCTCTGCAAAAATTTCTAGAATTGTAGATCGATTCGGTGGTGTTGCATCTCTAACTGTTTTGGCAAATTCAATTGCCAGATCGTCTATTTCGTCATCGCAGTTGGAACACAATTTCCCTTCGTCTGGTGGTATTCCCTTAGAACACTTGATACATTGATCTGCATCTACGATATTTTCTTGTGATCTGCATGACGGACAGGCATCCTCATAATACGTGTGAATGAATGGCGCACCCCAGAATTCATGTCGCTCCTTATACTCGATCTCATATGCTTCGTCTTCTGGAAACGCTAGTTCACATTCAGTGCAATAAAGATACTTTGTCATATTGGATCTCCTATAACCCACTTAAACGCTTTTTTCATGCCTCTTGCCTTTCGTTCATCGATAGCTGGAACATATGTCCTATATCGATTTTGTTTTTTAATTCTTGTGGTAAAGATTCCGTTGCAGATACGTTTTCCTTGATTTCCTTTATGGACTTTAAGAATTGTCCTCTTGTTACAGTGTTGAGCGTTGTTGAATCAATTTTGGCAAACTCCATGAGTTGCTCTGGTCTTCCGACCCATCTTTGACACACGGTTGGCAATTTGTTAAACTCTTCTTTGGAGTGGTACATAGCGTTTTGACACGCTTTATGGATGAGATTCCAAAGTTCCACATCTGAATCCCCCTTATGTAACAGGAGATCAATTTGCCGTTGGAGTCCTGCGATTGTTGGGGGATATTCATTTTTCTTGATGTAGTTCTTTAATGCTTGAACCACTATGGGGGTCGGATACTCTGCAAAGAATGTATAGTAGTGCAGAACTGTATCGGTTGCCTGTTGTTGTGTCATGTCCTTGTAGGTATTCGGATAGGAAATCTTTAATATTGTGAGTAGTTGTTGTGTTTCGAATTTGTTCATTTCATTCTCCTAATTCAAGATCCATAAAGCTCCACTCTTGTTTTGACTTGTGCGGTTTTTCTCTCTTCGCCCACGAACGTATCGTAGCCAAGTGATCCTTGTACTTTTTACCTGTGGATGCTATGTACTCAGATAGTCTTTCAATTCGTTCACCATAGTCTGATGGAAATTCTTCAATAAGTTTTAGATGATCCTTTTCGGAAAGAAGCACGTTATTGTAATAGCCAAATTTTTGGCGTAATTCTTTATCCTTATCTATACTTACCTTACCTTTCCTAACCTTACCTATCCTATCCTGTGTCCACGGTCCGTCGACGGAATCGTTACTGACCGTTGCAGGCGTTGGAAATGCTTGAGTGTATGCGTTGTTTTCATCTAAAGTAAGTGATTGAAGTTGTTCTTTGTAGTTTGTTGCTTTGTAGGTATCTTTTCGGATATAGTTGTGGATCTTCCAGTGCTTAATTACCACCACACCGTTGTCGAACGGTAAGATAAATTTTTTCGCTATCAGCTCCCTAATGTCATCCTCTGATGCACCGATCATGCGAATTATCTTTTTGGGACTGTTCACAAATCCATCATCGTCTGCCCTCATTGCAAGATCGTAGTATAACAACCTTGAAGATATCGGCATATCAAGAAAAGCATCTGAGTCGATTATCGCTTTTGCGAACATTCTTCTTTCGGCCATTACATCCTGCCACCACCCTCTCCATGTATTGCTTGATTCATATTTTTTATGTTCTATAAACTAAACACTTGAGGTAAAAAAAATAACATCTTTAATCAAAGTAAAGATCCGTAACCTTCTTTCCTAATACTTCTGCAATTTTTTTCAATGTGCCTGTAGTAGTAACCACTTCCCTTCCGCTTTCAAGTCCACTGATGATGGATCTAGATACTCCAGATCTCTGGGACAATTCCTCCTGAGATAAGCTACGTTCTTCTCTTGCTTCTTTAATCTTGTAGTACATACACATTCCTCCTATTAATAAATTATGTCGAGTCTTTTATATGGATTTAAACCCATATATTATAAGATACTTTAGTTTAGTATATTGTACACACTAAGTCAATATGCCAACGCATATCTTAAGAAAAAAAAGTATTATTTTGTCGGTAAACAAATAATTTGTTTAGCATTTGTTTAGTTTTGTTTATTTTATGCTTGCATCAGTCACCTCTGATATGTATAATAAATTAAACATTGATATAGTTTTTCAGTCACTTTTTGATGTTGATATTTCAATGTCCGTAGCGATTGTGCGACCTATGTGCGACTTTTTACTTTTTTGTTCTAAGTTCTAAGTGGAATTGTACCATATATTAGACAGGCAGAACAATAAAAAATAAGGGGAGGTTTCCCTCCCCTTACACACTACTTTTTGGTATCTTCTCGATACTCTTTTACGATCCTTTCTGCCAGATCGTTGATCTGATTTCTGATCGCCTTAATTCTGATTTTCTTTTCGTCGTTAGAGAGATTGTGATCGTTCTGGATCTCTCTAATTTCCTTCCAGTAATCAGACATTCCTTTGATAGCACCTACACCGTTTTTGCCTTTTCTTCCGTCTGCGAATCTTTGGAACTTTAAGCGTTGCTCATCGTTGAAGTCAGCTTTCTTAACTCCGTTCAGCTTATACGCCATTTGTGCAGCTTGAAGTTTTCCGTAGATATCGTAGAAGTCATTGACATAACGATTTGTAAATGCCGTATCCACCGACATTTTTCTGGCGATTCCTTCCAAGACTCCGCTATCTCTGTATTCAGAAGTAGCTGGGAGAATGATCTGTCCGATACCACCGGAGTATTGTTGGATCAGGTATTCAATCATCATTGGTGAATCGAATGGTCCAAACCAATCTGGCATGATGTGTTGTGCAATAAAGATTGCTAATGCACTTGTGCTATCATCATACTGTTCTTCGTAATACCCATTCTTCGCCAGTTTGTCATACTTCATAGAAACGATTGGCGCACCAGACCAACTCTTATTTGCAAGCACATCATAGATCGGTGCAAACACAAATCTTGTCGGCATGGTGAAGTTTTGCATGAATGCCATCGCAAGGCCCTTGCCGTTATCCTCTTCTGGATAGAAGATCTCACGGATCGCCCTGTCAAACGTAGCTCCAAACAGTACGCCAAGCTCTCTCGGTTTTGGAATCCGATGCCATTCGCCTTTCAGACGAACCCAATTGCCATCCTTGTCAAAACCATACTTCGGGAATAACCAATAATTGTTGCGATAGAAGTCGATGATATCATCGTAGTCCTCATCGTCACGATACAGTAACGCCATCGCAATAGAGGGAAGTGAAATCAGCATGAGGGATTTCGCCAAGCGTGAAGCTCTCTCATCCTTGTCACGCACTCCTCTGTAGATCTGGTCCAGACCTTGGATGCCAGCGTTCCAGAACGGAATGATAGCATTGAGATCCAAGAAGTAACCATGCCTTGAGAAGTCAAGCGTGACATTAGAAGCACGATATCCAGCCTTTATCAGACTCTCATAGCTTTCTCCACCTTCTTTATATACCTTTTCGAACTCAATCAATCTAGGCACAGTTTCGATGATGTTATTAAACCATTCTATCGCATCGATCAGCATACCACCCTTATTGATGACTCCTTTCCTGTGGGCAGGATCGAGTTGTCTTAACGTTTTCTTTAGGTAGTTTACATCGGTTCCAAGCGGAGATTCATAGCCACCACCAAACGCCTTGTATTGCATATACGCTTCATGGTATTTGCTATATTTAAGTTCTCCACCAAAGAACACCTCTCTCCACTTCTTGTATAATGGAGATTCTTGAGAAATGCCACGCACTGCTTGAGCAACATTCTTGGCAAACTCAACAGGGTTCGTGTAAGATCCCATGATGTAAACTTGTTGCATATCTCTCCATACGTTAGAGGTAAGTCCGAAGATCGGGTTTCCTCCAGTAGTAACCACCGTCATGGCACGCTTGATTGTAGCAAGTAGCTTCATCAGGCCACCAAGCTGGTGTGGTTCGATATTGGCAACAGCTTCTAGCAGGAACGGATCTTGGATCTCATAGAAGTACGTATGCCCCTTGTCAACAACTGTGACGATCTGCTGGTCCGTACTGTATGTCTTTGGAGTGTAGTAGACTATGATGTTTTCTATCACCCTGTTAACAACATCAGCTTTGCCAAGTTGTTGAATCACTTTAAGTTGTTGCATTGGACTCAGCCTATCAAATGCTTTCTGATCTGCATTTGACATAGCATCGTACTCTTCTTGGAAGATCGCTCCAATCAGTTCTTCCTTCTTCGGGATAGCATCATATTTATTCCTTGAGAACTCAGGACCCATCCTGACCATAGCACTACCCATGACCTGTGCAAAATCATCATTTTCGTAATTCTTGTGCAAGGTTAACATTACATCACGCCTTAATACAGTTTTCACGTATTTGTCGATCTGTAGGATCATGCTCTGTGTTGCAGAATAGGTATCCATGTCGCTACCCTTTTGACTTGCTCTCCGCATCGGATTACGCTGATTTCCGAATCCACCTTTCGCTCTTTGGATTCCAGAAGTCAGGTAAGATCCTGTTTCTTTGTTGACTCTGAAATTCGGTACGTAATGCGGATATGTTTCACGCATATACTGGAATAGATCCTCGTCAAGTAGGCCAGTATCAACCAGCCATGTCTTGTTGAACATATCCCACCAGTTATACAGACTGTCAGAAACCCTTTCAAAATGCGGATACCGTTGGTTCATCAGATCGATAGCGATCCTCACATCTTCCATCGAAATATCGACAGAGAATACAAGTTTGCCGTTGCTTGCCCAATCCAGAGAATGACGGAGCTTTAAGTAAAGATCAAAGTCTTGGAATTCTCCTTTATTGAGCTGGGAAAGAATATGTTTAAATCCTTCTCCAACAATCTCGCCTTTAGGAGTGATCAGCTTTCTCAATGCGATGGTATTGGAAATAACATCAGCACGAAGCGTATGATACGCTTTCAGAAGTGGGTTATCCTCTGCCTTAATCTCTTTCCCTGTCATTTCTTTGATCTTTTCGTTCAAAAGTCTGAAAGGTTCGAACTTGTCTACAAACATCATGTAGAATCTCGTTCCTCTTCTTCTCCAAACATCGGTATCAAAGATCTCGATAGGATCGGTTTCATCGTAACCTTTAATGGATGCTCTTGTCTGTTCAATCGTATCGGCTCCGATCCAGTTCAGAATGTCTGCTCTGGCATCTTCCAAGATCTTGCGATCACCACTTGAAATAGTTTTCTCAAAGATATCGTAGAAGTTTCCGTTGCGAGAATCTCCAAACTCTCTTGCACCCCAAGGATCTGTCATGTAGAGTCGCATGAAGTCTGCCATCGCTTCCCCCGGTAATTCGGATTCTTCATAGGCATCCTTAACCGCCTGAGGTAGTCTTTGTGCCATAACATCAAATATGAACTTGTTATTCTTAACAAATTCGTATCTGGCATCAAAGTCATGCCCAAGCTCATGGGAAACAACTCCAATCGTCTGACCGTATTTTACTTCGATCTGGCGATGCTTCGGCAAATAGACTCCAAGTTTTCCTCTTCTTCTAAATCTCTTAGAAGTGATCGGGATCTGGAAGTCTTTGCTCAACTTTCTAACGATGTCACCGATGGATTTTACTTTACCAGTGGAAACCTTAACGTTTGGAATGTTTTGTTGTCCTGCGTTTTTAGGATTATAGAACGTTCCTTTTAGTTTTCCAGACTTGCCACTATTTCCAGCGATATCATAGCTAGACTTGATTCCACCGTCTTCTTTAAACTTAAAATCATATCCTTCTACTTCGATTCCATCATCAAGCGTATCGTCTTGCTGATCTGCCATGCGTAAAAGCTCATCGATTTCAGCAAGTCTAACACGAAGCTGGATGATTTTATCTTCCGATGACTGTGGGAATTTGTCTTCAATCTTTTTCAATGCGTTATCATAATCGGTTTTTAGGTTTTCGATCTGGAGTTCTGCACCCTTGATCCTATTATCTAAAGTGCCGAGCCGATTGTTCATACGCAAGAAGATCGAAGACGGTTTTGTTGCTTCCTTATCTTGATCTGTTTCGTTTTCGATTTGATCTGCCGTTTCGTTTACAAGTCTAACTGGTTCTTTTTCGAAAATCCTCGCCTCCATTGTGGATGCTTTTTCGTGAAGATAGATATCGAATAATGTGTTAGATCTTTTATCGACAAAGAAATCGATTCCGTTAACAGATCCCATCTTTGTAAGCTGATCTGATTTGAAATTCTTTAACTCTTCTGCCAGAGCGTTGCTGGCATCTTTCATAGTTTCGTATTTTGTTCCGTTCACTATGAAAGAGTCTTTGTTCTTCTCAACGATCCCAAATAAGGATTTTAGCTTTTCCAGATATGCGATTCGATTCTTTTTTTGCATTTCGAATCCATCGATCAGGAGCTGATTATTGTTCCGTTGCGACAAGAAATTTCTTTTCTTGAACTCAAGTTTTGTAAGTTCATCAGAAACATCTTTTCTTTCGAACATCAGAGGATTGTTGGCGGCCTCTACTGACATATTTGCAAATGGATCTTCTCCGATATCCTCTATTTCACGAATGGTTTCATCGCCAGCAAAGATTTGATCTATTGCCTTTTGTTTGCGATCCAGCATCTGCCATGTAGGAGCATCGTAGGAGTTCTTTGTAGAATAGTAGTAGACTCTTACTTTTTCATTGGTATTTCCTTGCCTTACGATTCTTCCGTTTCTTTGCTCAACATCAGAAGGTCGCATTGGAGCATCGATTTGATGAAGTGCCACCGCAAGAGTCTGTGCGTTCATTCCTTCGCCCATCATTGGAGTTGATCCCAACAGAATACGCACTTGGCCTTGGTTGATCTTTTCAAACAACTTCATTTTCTTGTTGTCACTATTAGATCCTGCCGTATCTTGTATAAATTCAATCTCTTCTGGCTTAACTCCAAGAAGAATCAGTTTTTTGCGGATATCCTCATAAATGTCAAATGGATATCTTTTCTCAAGCATCTTCTTTTCGAGCCATTCAATTTCCTCGTCTGTCAGGTCCTCTTCTGGTTTCCATCTGAGTCTATTGAATTTTTCCTTTTCTTTCGCTGACATTTCCTTCATTGGAGTGCCACGATCCAAGAATACGAACTGAGTTCCAAGTGTTTCCGTGGAATCTTTATACTCTTTATAGATGTTTTCGACAGCTTTATTGATCTTGCTATTTTCAAAGTCTAAATCAGAAACGCTGGTGTCATAATCAACAAGTCCTTCATCTTGCAGAATCTTGAATACGCTTCTAAGATCCAGCGATGCCATGCGTGCATCCTGCATCAATACAAGATGACCACCCTTTCTAGCTTCTTGGACTGTCATATTCTTTTTTCTTGCTTCCAAGCGTTTATTCAAAGACTTCAATAATGTACTAGATTCGACTCCTTCGTGTACGAACGTTGCTTCTGGAAGCACAAGATCCAAATCTTTTTTATCAATAATGTCTGCCGATATTTTGAAGATCTTGATTAACTCAGGCACGTTCTTAAACTTTGAGAACCTATCTTTGGTTGTAAGTCCACTTCCTGTTGTGTTCAGCTCAACGCTTGAGACGATGCTTCCGAAAGTATCTGCCCAAGCATCAAAACTTTCAATACCGTAATCTCTTAACGCCTGAGGTTGCAGATACCTCATCATCGTATAAAGCTCACCGATACTGTTTGAAACAGGAGTTGCGGTTGCGAATATAACTTTTTTACCACGCTGATTCATCAGCTCTGTTGCCATGTGCATATTGGTAGCTCTTTTGCTACCAGAGTTCTGCACGCCAGCGATTCTTGAGATCTTTGTGGGATAATCAAGATTTTTGAAATTATGAGCTTCGTCTACAATTAAAGCATCGATACCGCACGTATCAAGGAAAATGTTGATCCCCTCTTCCTTTTCAATGTCAGTCAACTCTAAAAGTTTTTTCTTCAATGCTTCAAGTTTTTTATTGAGATTACTCAAATCTCTTTTGCTCATAATCCCTGTGTTACGCCTGATAACTTCTTCCAGATCGTCAATCTGCTTTGTCATGTATTCTTCTTTGTACTCTGGACTGAAATCAAACATATCAAAGCTGGAGTGTCGCATGATTACACAATCAAAATTAGTGTTCTGAATTCTAGCAAGCAACTTTTTCCTGTTTGCAGGAGTGAAGTCATCACCCTTGATAGCAAGGATATTTGCGGTAGGATACATCTCATAGAAATCCTTCATAAAGTCACCGATCTTATGATTCGGAACTACCATGATTGGTTTCTGTGCGATTCCCAAACGCTTCATTTCCATTACAGATCCGATCATAGCGAATGTCTTGCCTGATCCTACAGGATGAGCGAAAAGTACGTTACCACCAGTGATTGATCTGGAAACTACGTTAAGCTGATGAGATCTAAGTTTGATTTTCGGATTTACACCAAACATCTTCAAGTGCTTTCCGTCATACTTTCTATCTACAAGATTGTTGTAATTCTCATTGTAGAATTTCTCGAGAGTCTTCATGCGTTCTGATTCTTTATAAATCCAATCGTTGAAAAACTCTTTGATCTCTTCGGCCTTGGCTTTTGCTTTCATGGTTTCGTTGTAATCAACTTTACCTTCTCTGTCCCTCACCTCAATCTTCTTGTTGTTTGCAATTGCACTAACAAGATCGATTGCTTTCATGCGATCCGTACTCCAATCGGCTTGAGCAACGTAGGCATCTCTGTTTGTGTAATCAGCTTCTATTGTCCATAACGAATTGTATGGATCATAGTTCACCTTTACGTTCGCCCTATTACCATAAAGTTGATTTACGAATTGCTTCATAATATCAACTCCCAGCCACGGAGTTCCGATGTTAACAGAGATCTGATCTGCACTTAACCAATTCGGCTGAACTGCTTCTAACGCATCAACATTTCTATCGAATCTCTTGCTGATCTTTGCTTGTTCCTTTGCTTCAACCAGCTTCTTTCTAACGTTTCCACTCAGATACTCTTCCGCAAGGACAAAATTGCCACTTCCATCTGGAACTTCGAAAATGTTATCACCAAGTTCAAAGATGATCGTATCTTTATCTTTCCCATATAGTTTCTGCATATAGTCAAAATTAACACCGCCTGTCATATTCAAACTGACATGAAGTGCATCCATAACGTTACTTACAGACTTTATGGGTTCTGCTACAGGGACTACACGCTTTGTGAACGCTGGTCCTTTTACGAAATATGATTCTCTGGGTTTCTTTTTGTTCTTATCTGCTTTTATGACAGGAGCATTTTTATCTGTTTTTTCTTCTTCAAGAGTACACAAGTGCCAGTATCTCTGATCGCCATCCATGACATTTTTATTTGTGTTGTCATTGATATAACCAAAATCATTTACAAATTTGTCATATTCCTCGCTCAGTTTTTCTTGTGCCTTTTTAAGCTCCTGTGTATCTTCTGTTCTCTTTTGAATATCAAGAACATTATTTAGTGTTGAGTAAAGATTAAGCATTGCCTTTACTCTTTTGAATTTTGTAGATAACGGTCCTATGGAGTTAACTTGCCCTACATTTTTTCCACTAGCAACCGTTTCGGTCCATTCTTCAAGTTCGCCTGTAATGTCATTCCGTTTGAGTATCCTGTCACCATCGATAACAAACTTCTCCATTCCTGTTGAGATATTTTGTGAGATGGGGATGCTTGATACTTCTTCAATGATTGTATTTGTGGTAGTCTGCACTTCATCTGGAATGATGTTTTTCGGTAGCAGATCAATCACTTCGGATAACTTTCTTCCAGTGTCCTTTACGGATGTTACAAGCTGACCGAACTGATTTGTTGTTTTGAATAAATCGCCAAGCACCATCTCAGGTTTTTCGGCAAAATATTCATTAATCTCAAATCCGTTATAATTTATAACATTCGTAAAGTTATAACCACGTGTATCGCTTTCGGCTTTTTTCTGGAAGATTAACAGATCAGAAACAACATCAGTGTTTCCGAATGTACCACTTGGCAATCTAACGGCACCAACAAGCATAGCTTTCTGTTTTAAGAGATCTCTTACTTCTGTATCAGCTTTATCCATCGTTCCGCTTGTTGTGATGACAGCCATGATTCCACCATCTTTTAGACTGTCGATTCCTTTCAAGAGGAAATAATCGTGGATCAGAAATTTGCTATACTTTTTGAAGTTTGGATCGTATGGTGCTTTGATGTTTCCGAAAGGAACGTTTCCCACAACAAGATCGTACGTTCCATCCACTTTCAGATCTTCAAATCCATGTAGCTTGATGCTCGATTTCGGATAGAGGTGTTGTGCTATCTTTCCTGTAATGTAATCGATCTCTACTCCTGTGATCTTGGATTTGTTGTGCATGGTTGTAGGCATAGCACCAATAAAATAGCCAACTCCTGCTGACGGTTCTAGGATTCTGATGTTATCCCTTACGCCAATGGACTTGACTATATCGTAGATCGATCTGATTGTTTCGATTGGTGTGTAGAAAGCGTTTTCTGTGCTGAGTTGTGCTGATCTGTACTGTTCTTTATTTAGTAATGTTTTCAGCTTATCAGCTCGATCCTGCCATGCTTTATCTTTGTTGTCTACAAACGCTTCTTTCAAGCCACCCCATCCAGTATATCTTGCCAAGATCTCCTGCTCTTCTTTTGTGGCAGATCTTCCTTCCACCTCAAGAGTGCCAAGCAACTCTATAGCTTTGATATTTCTGTTGAAGCGTTCAACCTTTGCACTGATATCGTAATCGTTGGTATCAGGAATTACAAAGTCCTGACTTGTTCCTCCAACATTTGACGAACCAACTCTTGTACCTCCAGCGTTGTCATTTCCGTTTCCTGCATCTGTTCCCATGTCCCCAGCCTGCGGAGTCCGTTCTCGACTTTTCTGGTCATCGCCTTGTCCATCATCTCTTTGTGTGTCTGGTTGGCCCATCCTGTCATTTTGTCCAGATACGGTTTCAGTTGGTTTGTCATTTTGAGTTGTTTGTAATACTTCGGGTTGAGTTCCTGTAGGTACTCCTCTATCGACTCCCTGTACTGTAGCATCTTTCTCATCCTCTGCTTTCCCTAAGATTGGAACAAATTCTTTTCTTAATGGTTTTGGTTCTCCACCTGTCATTCCGTTCTCGCCTACAAATTCGATTCGGTTTCCAAGATCAGTAACCATTACATTCATTCCGAATAATGTGTGAGTTGGAACAAAATCAACTTCTTTAGTTTCGATATACGGATTAGGAGTAACCCGATCCCAGATATCAAAGAATTCTCCTGCGTTGATCTCTGGTCTGAGGTTGCGTTCCTTTACAAACAATCCGTATGCACCTTGTCGATCATTGGTTCTGGACTTTATGCGTTGGACCAGTTGCTCTGTAGATAGTTCGTTGGATGGTATCGGACTATTGATCTTAACCTTTTTCGTAGCTTTGGTTTCGACTTTAGTTTCGTTGTCTGGTTTAACAAATATAGTATTTAAAGCACTATCAAAGAAAACATCCGTTGTGCCATCGGATTGATTACGCATCTCTGCGGAATCCCCATCCCATGCTACGATCTCCCACAACTCTCCTGTTGAAATTCTCTTGAATACCGATCCGATAGGGTAGAGTTTTTCGTTTGCCCTTGCCTTTTCATCTTGTTCTTCACGATATCTTTTGTATGATTCGTTCTGTTTGTCTTCGTCAGAGAGTTTGGAACCTATCTTCTTTCCTACATTATCTCCCTCATTTGGCACTTTTTCAATAGGTTTCTTTTCAGAATACATATCACTTAGATATACGGCATAATCATATTCCGTTTTTGTGATAATATTATATGCCTTTGTCTTTGCATAATTCTCATCGTAAAGATGATATTCTGGTTTTGGCAATCTCTTATCAGTGTATTCTCCGAAAGCGTTTTTTGTAAACTCAACCATTTCAACGTTATTATAATATTCTTCGATGATTGATTTTCGAGTACGCACTTTACCGTTAAAAGTCTCTTTTGTATTGAGAATTTTAAGGACTCTTGCCTTTTGGATCGGACTCATCCCATCCGTAAATCCGTGAACGAATTCATACTCTTCCTTATCAGAGTTTTCTTTTTCTTTCTTTTTACGTTCTTGCTCCGCACTGATCTCGTTATCTCTTAATCGAGTTTCAGCCCATTTCATTTCATTTCTGATTTCTTCCTCTGAATTATAAAGGGAAGTAGAGAGGTATTCTCCAGAATCTACATATGTTTCTTCCAATCCATATTTGTAGTTACTATGAGGATTTGCGACAACTTTGTAATTGAACTTTCCGTCAGTGAATACCATTCCGACCAATTCTTCGTTGGTTTCTGGTGCTTTTGTCTGAGCAGAGGTTTCTGTCTGAGTGGGTTCCTGAGGTCTTGGTTGCTCTGTAGGAGTTGTTGCGACTGTATTTGATACACCTTTAAATATCTCTGTTATTCCGTCTTTTCTCAGATCATAAATAACGCTTCCAGTGCCTTCATCATCAAGTCCCTTTAGTCCCCTAACATCAATTCCTTCATATCCAAGATTCTTCATGAATACAGTGGCAGGACTATCATACCTTTCCGTTTTATCGAAATATGCACGCTTATCTTTGTCTAAATTTTCTTCGACATAATCACGAAGAGATAATAAGTATTCTTCAAGTTCCGATTCCGATGTATAGGCAAAATCGAAAAGTTTAGAGCTATTGATGTACATTTCGGTAATACTATCTCTATACTTTTGTGAATCAAACGCCCATTTATTGACTTGTTTTAGGAAGTTGCTCAGAACTACACCTTTGTTTGAATCATTCGGCTTATAAAGATTGTATCCTTCGAATGATACTTTATAAATAGGTCTTTCATTGTAACTACTACCATCACCATTCAACATTCTAGCAACGGCCTTTGGATCGGTAACAAAATATGTTCCTGTTCCAAAGTGACCAGTTCCTCTGCCACCCGAAATCATCAAGTATTCAGCTTTGCCCAAATCACCAAAATGTATTCCAGAATTATCTTTACCACTGTTAATATCAGAAACAACTTTTTCCACTTTGTCTGCAATATTATCTAAGTTAGTTTCTGTAGTTGGAGTGGGTTCCTGAGGTCTTGGTGAGTCTGTAGGAGTTGGTTTTGTTGTTTCTTGAGTAGTTGGTCCATTGGTATCTTTGGGTTGAGTTTCTTGTTTTTGAGATTGCTCCGTATCTGTTGCAGTGTTCTGGTTTTCTGCTCCAGCAAGATACTCTTCAAACTGAATCTTGGATTCGATATAGCTTCTGATTTTATCCCATGCGTAGAATTCTGATTCCTGTGGAACATATCCGATAGTAACCATGATTCCATCTTTGTTTGCGACTATGTATCTGAAAGGTTTCTGATCGTAAATAGCGTAACCTTCTTTCAAGTATTGATAGAGCATATTGTTCTTTTGCTCTTCAATCTGATTCTGGTTTTCCCTCAGATAGCGATATACTTTTGGAGCATTTTCGTGATTTACAATGTATTCAGACAAAAGACTATCAGTTGTCATCGTCTTTTCGGACTCAGGAGTTGGTTCTGGATCTGCTCTTTTAATACCTTCTCTACGTTTTTCCCATGATACATTGTCAGGTTCTGAATCCCCGAAGACTCTCTTTGCTCTATCGTAGAAATAGTCGGCATCATTTTCGATATCGAATGGATTGTACGGACCATGCTTTGTCGCATCTCTCCATTCCATTTCACGTGCCTTGGCCTGCTCTACGTCGAATCCTGTATAGTCTGGTGCAACGTAAGAAGATCTGTCTACAACGAGCTTCTTCTTTGGGTTAACTTGAGTTTTGGTTCCATCAGCTTTGACTGTGATTTCGTAACCAACAATCGGCTCAGTATTGCCATCAAAATCATCAACGCCAATAAACGTAACCGTTCCAGCTCTTGGATCAACCTTTACCAGATCGTAAGCAACGTTGCCTATCACTTCTTTGGCGTTATCGAATAATTCTGTACCGACAAGTTGATTCTCATAGCTTTCGTGTAAGGTAACAGTGTTGCCTTGCTTCTTGCCTACGGAAATAGCTTCGATATCGAGTGGCCTTTTCTGAGTTTGATCCATCGTTACAGTTGTAGCGTTTTCTGTGGCATCAGAATTCGACATCTCGTTGTATTCTGATAGATTGTTTGTGATCCGCAAGTTAAGATCATCTATCTGCTTTTCGAGATCTGCTATTTCTTGATCTTGCTTTTTAGCCTTAAACGGATTTAACGAAGTAGGCGTATTATAAAGTTCATTGAGCCTATCTACCAATTCGTCACGCTGGTCTATTAAGTCATAAGATTCAGCTTTGATTTCCTCGCGTGTTCTTGCTTTAGTTTGAGTTGTAGTCTTGACAACTTCTTCGCTCTGAGCAGGATCTACATATGGATTTTCATTTGCGACAGTCATCACTTTCGTAACCTGATCCATTACGGATGCGATCTCTTTCTTATTAAGATCAGAAAGCTGATCGTTCTTTAGAACCTCAAAGGTAGAAAGCTGATAGTTGCGTAAGAAATCCATGTATGCCGTATATTCTTCTGGATTTGCATTTTTCAGATCTGGATTCGCTTGAAGATTCTGCAAAACTTCAATCGCTTTAACCGTCTGATCTGAAACTTTCATATTGAATTCATTAGTCTTATACTTATTGAAGTTGGCAGGAAGTCCGAAGAACGCCATTACTGTCATAGTTGGAGTAACGGCCTTCATTTCTTCCCATGTAGCTTGCGCCAGTTGTTTCGGTGGCATAACGGCATACTTGTCATAACCAATAGCATTATTCATGGCATCAAAACCACGGTTCTGCATCAGATTTGTAACAAATTGCTGAATACCTTCCTGCGTGATCTCTGCTCCTGCGGTAAGTGCAGTTGATCCTGCCATTGTCAGAGTGCCACGCAAAACAGAAGTCGGGATACGCTTATAGATGTTGGATGCAATCTTATATGCTTGCATCGGTACACCTTTTGTAATGAGCGATAACTCTGAAAGTTCGATTCCAGCATTAACCGCACCAGCGATTGTAGAACTCATTACGGCATTTTCGTGATCCATTCCAGCTTCTCTGTACTGGATGTATGCCGTTCCCTGTTCTACTTTGAACATAGCATAGGTAAATCCTGCTTTTGCTCCTAATTTCGCACCAGCAGGACCACCAATGGCACCAGCTAAAGCTCCGAATCCAGCTTCATCCGTCGCTCCTGCGTACATGGATGCCTGTTCTCCGATACCGTAAAGTCCTTCTAGCACAAATTTCCCTACAGGATTGGATACGGAATCAATATAAGCTCTCGACTCCATGTTGTTGTTGTTCATAAAATATGAGAGCTTATCGTATTGTTTTCTAAGCTGACTGTTAGGATTGCTCCACTCGTCTTTTTGTGAGGTTGCCATTTTGTTCCCGATATCAGCAAGGCCACCTTTATCAAAAAGCAATCTGCCCTCATCGTATCCTGCCTTGAGCGTTGTCAATGCTCCGTCTGGAGTCTTCGGATTCGTCTGAATCAGATCCATAACCAGATTATCTGTGTCATCGATCTGAAATCTCTTATTCTTATCCCTGTTTACGTACTCGTTTCCGTAGTTTTCGATAAGATAATTCTCAGAAGCTACAGGATCTTTTACGATGACTTTGTTATTGTTAGGAAGATTCAGCTTTGTTTCTGGGAAAATCTCTTTTTCAGAAAGGTTGATTCTTCTTCCACCACGCATTGTAATGGTTTGTTCTGGAGATGTTCCACCAAACGTAACCGTTGTTGCAGGAGCTTGAATTTGATCTGCAAGTTTCTGTTGCTCATCGGTAGCTTGAACATAATTTGCCACATTCAATCCCATACGTGGCAAAACGGCCTTTGCAACATCCTTGGATGCTTTCGACAGGATCGTGTTCTTAACAGTGTTATCAAGGTTTTCCTGAGGGAGAGAATTGATATTGATCGAAATAGGAGGTGCAGATGTGGTTTGATCTCTATCAATTGGTGGAGCTACAACATTACGCTCCTGTGCTAGAGTGCTGATATTCGCACTTGGAGTTGGACTCCAAGCAATAGGCTTGCTTGGAGCAACTCTTTCTTGTGCTGGAGTGCTGATGTTTGCACTTGGGGCAGATACAGGAGGATTTGTTGCAATCGGTTTGCTTGGAGCAATACGTTCCTGTGCCAGTGTACTAATATTTGCACTTGGGGTCGGTGCAGTTACGGTTGTTTTTGGAGAATATGTTTTTACTTCAGTTTCTCTTCTGGGAGGAGGCATTCTTACTCCATCGTTTGGCCTGATTAACATAATCTCATCCAAAGGAGTCTTCTTTACTTTGGGTGGAGATGATTTTGAAGAGCTAGAAGTTTTTGTAGTGGACGGACCTTGAATATCTTCCAGAGTTGGTTTAGCCATTCGTTACCTCCTATTTATTTGGGTCCCATTCATTGTATTGATCTTTTGTAAATCTACCTTCTGATAAAGCATTCCTTACTGTTTGATTGAAGTTGACGGTAGTATTTGCCCTGTACCATCTATTCAGTGTTTCGTTAACGGTTTCCTGAGTAGGTGCATTGTATCCTTTTGTGTATCCTTTGACATAGTTATCGTAAGTAGTTTTGTTAATTAAACCATCATTGTACATCGAGGTTAATTCAAACCATCTACCTTGTGTATCTGGAGTTTCTGTTGTAGTGCCATCCTTATTTTGTGTAACTGTTGTAATACTTTCGATCCGATCAAGAACTTCGGTTTTATTAAGGATGTTATCTGCTTCTTTTTCTGTACCAGTTCCAGATCCAGTTTTAGATCCAGACGAGCTAGGCTTTTGATATTCTAAGTAATTAAGAGTTGGAGTTCCATTATAATTACCAAGTAATTGAGCAAGATTATAGTTCTGAGTCCATTCAGTATCAGATCTATTATCGTTATAGTTTCTTTCGTTCGTATAAATACCAAGCAAGCTCAACAGATTTGAGATATTATTTTGTTGCTTGGTTTGAGCTGCATTCATTTTATTGTAAGCACTTTCCTCAGACTGACCAAATAATTCAGAAGCAAGCTGGTTAACAGCCTGTAATTTATCAACTTCTAAACTACCCATTGTATTTCTCTTGAGTGCTTCTGTTGGAAGCTGACCGAAGAATCCAGACTGTAAAGCGTTTTTGTCGAGTCCTTCCATTGCGGTTTGCATTGCAGATGTATATTGAGGTCCAAGACTCTGATTTGCTCTGGCCCACGCCTGTTCCCATGTAAGGGTCGGGTCCATTTTGATTTCATCAGATGCGATGTTATAAATCATGTCGAATAGTTGCTGGATTGCAGGATCTTGCGAAACAATTGGAGGTTGTTCTGGGATTCCATCATTTACATTGACTGCTTCACCAGTTTTTGCATTGTAGTATGTACCGTTCTGAGCCTTTACAAGTTCGTTATCTCCTGCGACTGTTCTATATACATTTCCAGAACCGTCATAAGATACACCGTCTACATTGTAGAGCGTTTTATTTGTCTTTGTTGCGGTTCCTGTTTCTGGATCATATTCGTAAACTTCCGAAAGGATAGGATTCGTAATGTCAATTCCTTGTCCTGTAGAAGTCATCATAAACACTTTTCCACCAGATGTGACAACAGATCCTGCTTCTATACGCTGAGTACCTTGCGGATCTTTATAGGTCTTTCCATTTATGATGTATCCCTTTTGAGTTGCTCCTGCTGGATCTTTGTAGTCGATTGTTGCTACATTAGTAGGAGTAGGAGTCTGAGTTGTTACTGGAACTCCAGCTCCGTTTGTCATCTTGTAGGAAACTCCATTAACCGTTACAACAGAACCGTCATCAATACGCTGAGTGCCTTGTTGATCTTTGTATGTTTTACCGTTGATGATGTACCCAGTTTGCGTTGCACCAGTTGGATCTTTGTAACTTGTTGCGGTTACGTTTGTCGGAGTTGTGACTGTAGGAGTTTTAACCGTTGGTGCAGGAGCTTGAGTTGAAACAGGGACTCCTGCTCCGTTTGTCATTTTATAGGATGTTCCACCCACGGTGACTATTGATCCATCATCGATCCTTTGTGTGCCTTGCTGATCTTTGTATGTTTTTCCGTCTATGATATATCCAGTTTGATTAGTTCCTGTGGGATCTTTATAGGTTGTAGCTATTGGTTTAACAGGAGTTACAACAGGAGCTGGTGCTGGTGTTGGAGCTGGTGCTGGAGCTGGCTTACTGCTCGATCCAGAATTTGAAGATCCTGTAGGGGTAGATTGTGATCCGCTTGATTTATTGCCAGAAGTTGAAGATACCGTGTTGCTGGAAGTGTTTGAAGGAGATGTATTTGTCGGTTTGCTTGGCGTGGTCGAGGTAGAAGATGTTGGAGCAGAAGTTGAACCTCCTAATTGAGATTTGGCCCATGCTATATTTCCAGCACTTGCTTTGCTACCGTCTGGATTCTTACCAGATGCAAGATTTGATAAATATGTATTTTGGTTTGAAGACATCGGTGTTGCCATAGGATTCTCCTTTCTATGCTTGCTTAGTTTCGATCTTCGCTATGCGCTGATCGTGTTCTCTCAAATGATCGAATAATTCATCGTGTTCTTTTTCGTTCACTCTGCGATGCTCTATTTGTTCGTCTCTCATGCCTTTAAGAGTTGCATTAAGTTCTACCATTGACTCTTTGAGTCCGTTGCTTGTTTTAATCAATTCGTCTGTTGGTTTCTGCGACATCTGGATCAGCTTTACTATCCCTGTAATAAGACTGACAATAATGGATAATCCAATAACAACGATTCCTATCATTTCGTATTGTTGCATTCTGTCACCTACTTTCCAGCTGATCTTGCAATTTTTTTTACAAGTTCTTCTCCGTACTTGTAGTCCGTTAAATATTTGATTGATTCTTCGCTTAATCCGACTATCTCACGTAATACTTCTAAAGCTTTTTCGTATTCCATGCTACCTCCTATCATATGCTTGAATTCATTCCATTTTTTCTGATCGATCAAAGGTCTTGGACAAATCTTTCCTGTAACATCGTAATGCCTTACGATGTTGTCGAGTGGAATCTGGTACTTTTTCATGAGAGATTTAATCAGATTTGCACAATTAACAAGAGTTTCTTTTTTAAAATAATACTCTCCTGCCGTATCTTTTCTGCTACACATTTCAATTCCAATACTATTGCTATTCGTTACGATCTTATGAAATGTGTGTCCGTTCGGTCCTTGAAGATCTCCACCAGTATGCCATGCGGTATCGCTTTCTGGTACAGAGGACCAGACTTCTTTTTCGTCTACAAAGTAGTGTGCGCTTGCTCTGACTACATTGTTTGCAAAATAAGATGCGTTACCTTTTGCGGTATCTCCATTGTTTGCGGTATAGTGGACTACTATGTACTTGATGGCACTTTTTCTACACTTCTGGTAGTTTGATGGATTAGGTAGCTTTGCGTTCATCCTGCACCACCGTTCTGGCATGAATATTATCTTCAAGATAAGTTTGCAATTGAGCTACCGCATCTTCAATTAATTTGTCTATGATTTGAGTTGAAAGGAACAGTTTTGCCGTTGTAGGAATCCGTTCGTAGATCCATGTAGAAACGGCAGAATATTTCAACTTCCCTGTTTTCGATCCAAATTCGATCTCTGCCTGTGCCACAAGATATAAAAGCATGGTAGCGATCTGTTTTTTATATTTTGTCTGCAATAAAAAATAGAAACCGATTACGATTGCTATTCCGATAAGAAACGGAAGGTATAATTCAAACATTGTTATCCTCCTTCGTGGAATACTTCCACTTGTTTTCAAATAAAGACTTAGTGAAGTAACCGCCAATTACAGTCATAAACGGAACGGATACTGATTCAAGAATTTCGTTCGGATATTCTCTCGTTGAGATCCAAGAGATTAAACAAAACAGGACTATACAAGTGTATAGTCCTGCCGATAATGAAGTTAACCACTTGGTGTAGGTCCACGCTTCTTTTTTGCTCATTTTTCACCTCTTGCAACCAACTTGCTTTTTGGTTGCAACTAAAGTAAAGGTTCTATTTACGGAAGAACTCCCCCATTTAGAAGAGTTCTTCCACTCTGTGTTGTTGATACCGCTAAACGGCACTGTTATAACTGGTTTTGTTAATCAGCACATCTCTTCTAATGGTTTGTAAGCTTCCTCAAACACATCTTTAGAAGACCAACTTTCCAAACCATCTCTATAAATGATTCTATATCCATCAACTGGTTTTCCGCATTGAATAATAGAAACAGGTTCTGCTATTACCACTTTTTCTCCAATATATTCTTTCATTTTATTTCCCTATTCCGGCAAATACTCTGGTGCGTTCGCCAACTGTTTCGATGGATAAACAAACCCAGTAATATCAAAATAGTCCTCTGCGGTAATCGCCTTGCCGACTACATTCCAAACTCTGTCGAGTGACCAAAGTCCAGTATTGTAGTATCCTCTGATTTTCTCTACCATGATATCACTTCGCCTCCGACATTAACCCCATCTGGAACGTGCATTCCACCTTGAGATGTGGGAATACATTTTACAAAAATCTCATTTCCACATGATTTGCATTTATATTTTTTATAGTCCCATAACGGAAGTGATGTTCTCCCGCAATCGATATATTCTGCATTGTCTGTAAATTCGTCTAACTTATTTGGAAATACTTTGGCTCCGCAACTTTCACACTCGAAGTTGCCATATTTCTTTACAACTCCTTCGTACACCTTGGTAATGTTGCCCATTGAGTTAAATTCTTCAATTCTATTCATTACAGTTCCACCCCTTTCATGATTGCGATATAGTCGACGTCCGCCCTTGTCTGCGCCACAACCGCAGCTTGATATTCTTCCTTAGTATATTGCGTCTCGTCGTAGACAAACATCGTGGTTTTCTGCCCGTT